AATATGAATACTGGTTCATATATGAATGCTATGTTTAACTAATGATTATTCCAGAACATATAATAAAAGAGGTGATTATGCCAAAAGCAAAAAGAAAAACAACTACACGTAGAAAAAAATCTACTACAAAAGACAATTCGTTTTTTGAAGCTGTAGTTAAGGGTGCTAAGAATATCTTTTCACCACCCAAGTAAACTTATGTCGTTACTGACATGAAGTATGGGGCTGTAGCTCATTTGGGAGAGCGCCGCACTTGCACTGCGGAGGTAGTAGGTTCGATCCCTATCAGCTCCACTTGCCGTTGTAGCTCAGTTGGTAGAGCAGCTGATTTGTAATCAGCAGGTCACTGGTTCGAATCCTGTCAACGGCTCATAAAAACAAAAAAGGGAAGCTATTATACTTCCCTTTTTTCGTGTCCTATATTTGTAGGAAATATAAGACTATTTCGGTCCTACTTTCGAAATAAACCCACCAACACCAACAATGCGACAAGCCCAGCGAAGCCAGATTCGCCGAAACTGTTTATGATGGTTGTCAGGTTACCTATAACATTAACACCAAAGATGCCAGTGCCGAATATTACTTCAGACACAGCACCAATAGCTATAAAAGACATCATTAAATGAGCTAAGTCATCTACATAGCCTTTTACCATTGTTACGATTTCCTTCATTGGTTTTCTCCCGTTAGTTAACAAAAAAAGGCTGCTTAGTCGTAAAACCAAGCAACCTTATTAATAACTATCTAAAACATAATATTTTTATATTTATATTATGAAACCCTCATGAATAAATTTAAATCAAAAAAATCTTAACTATTAATATTACGGAGTTTATATGGCTACAGATTATGAAGTGTTTGATGGTAAATCTCTATCTGATGTATTCAAAGACATTTACGACAATACTGAAAAAAATAGACAACAATTAGACGTTTTAACGAGAGAACTTGTAGGATATATCAAGGATGGAGACACTGCAGTCCAAATAGTTCCTATGTTAAAAGAATATCTGGAAATCAATGTAAAAAATGATGACCAGTTAGTTAAGATAGCAGCAATCGTTCAAAGGTTAGTTGCTTCAGAATCCAAAGGTGGCTCGGAAGAATCGTATGGGTTATCTGATACAGAAAAAGAACAACTAATGAAAGCAGTAGAAGAAACTGCAGATGATGTTCAAAAATATTCTGATACCATTACAAAGGACTTTAAATCAACGGAAAGTTAAATGAAATTAAAATTACCTGAAATATCTTTAAAAGATGGTGGTTTTCTTAATATATATAGTGTTGACAATCATATTAGAAAATTACTATCACCAGTTATTAGCCAAATAAATACTGGTAAATCCGATGAAGGTGAATTAGCAGAAGTAGTAGAAGTTTATGCTACAGAAGAACAATTGCCTGAAAAACAAATAGACGATACTCCAGATTATAAATTTCTTGGTGCTATAAAATTTAGAAAAGTTATAGGACAACAACATTTAGCAGATGACCAATTGGGTATAGCTTATCCATTAAATTTAAATTTTATTGATTTTCCAATAAAAGGTGAAACAATATTCATTCAAAAAATTTATAATAAATTTTATTATATGGATAGAGTTAATATGTTTAACAATCCAAATAATAATTCAGCATATGGTTCAAGTAAAAAGTTTAATTTATCAAAAAATACTAAAAGTGAAAAAACTTTAGAAACTGCTAATACAGGAATAGCAGAAAACAAAGAAATTTCTGAAGAATTATTTTTAGGAGATTACTTTAAACCAAATTTTAATATAAGAGCATTAATACCAAACGAGGGTGATACTTTAATACAAGGAAGATTTGGTAATACATTAAGATTGGGTAGTGTAGATAATTCACCAACCATAAAACTTAGAGCAGGACAATTAGCAGATTATAATAAGTTTGATGAAGGTAATCTTTTAATAGAAGAACTAAATGAAAAACCATTAAACACAGGATTAGAAGAAAACATAAACTTAGATGCTTCTTCCATGTGGATGACTACAGACGAAACAGTTTCACTAACACCTGCAACATTAGAAGATGCTAACATATATCCAACCGAAGTAGCACCTGAAGTATTTGACGGTAAACAAATTATTCTTAATTCGGGTAGATTGATATTTAATAGTAAGGAAAATGGTATTCTTGGGTTTAGTGATGGACCTATAGATTTTTCAACATTAAATACATTTGGTGTATCAGCTAAACAAAAATTAAATTTATATTCTCCTGATATTAAAATTGGTAGAAATGGAGAACAGGGTAAAACTAAAAATATAACTCTTACAGGACAAGATGTTTTTATACAAAACGAAAAGGGTTATACTGCTATAATGAGTAAAGGAATAGAGTTGGGTGTATCTGATACACAAGAGCCAGCAGTAAAGGGTGATACCTTAGAAGAAATTTTATCAGAGTTAATGGATGTGTTGAGTGATTTATCATCATCAGTAATTAAAATAGCAACAACACCAGTTATTATTGTTACTCCAGGAACACCAACACCACAAACGTATGCAGGAGAAGCTGCTAGAGCTGCAGGAGTATTAAGCACTTTAGCAACACTATCAATAAAACTTAACACGATGAAGAGTCGTGTTGTAACATTACAATAAAAAAGAGGTAATAAGAATGACTAAAAAAGACCTTGTTAAAGTTATAAGGAAGTTGGTTCGAGAAGAAGTTAAAAAAGAAGTAGGTAAGATACTTATTAGTGAGAGAAAAACTATATCTGAAAGACAGGTTAAAAAACCTGTTATAAAAAAATATAAAACAAAACCCACTAAAAAAGTTTATACCAAAGACAACGTATCATTGAATGATATATTGAATGAGACAGTTGGTTTGACAAAAGGACCGCAGGAAGAATATCCTGATATGGGTGGAAAAACATATACCACACAAAATATGGCTGATGCTATGGGTTATGGTGATATGGCATCTCCTGAATTACAAAGAGATAAACTTGCAGCACAAACTTTAGCAGAAAAAAATGTTACTCCAGACCAAGTAGGTGATGGAGTTGTTAACGCACTCACAAGAGATTATTCAGATTTGATGAAAGTAATAAACAAAGGTAAATAATGGCATCTACAATTGAAAACGATTTAAATCCAAATACATATGTTGGTTTATCCTTTCCACTTGGACATAGTGGTGGTGGATTGTTCAATAGATCAAAAACTTTAGTAGAGCAAGCTAGACATAATTTAAAAAACTTACTTCTAACAAACTTAGGTGAAAGAGCACATCAACCAGAATTTGGTTCAAGGTTATTGGAAGTTGTATTTGAATTTAAAGATGATGCATTAATTGAACAAGTTATAAATGAAGCAGTTGATAAATGGCTTCCCTATATAACAATAAATGCAGTTACACCATTGGTAGATAGTGCTAACCCAAATAGATTAAATGTATCAGTAGATTTTTCAGTAACAACCTCACCTGATGCAAAAAATGAGATAGTTTTAGATTTTAATACTACAGGATAGGAGACAGTAAATGCCTACGAATACGACAGGCCCAATAAAAGATGTATCTAAAGAAGTCAAATATTTAAATAAAGACTTTGAAGGATTTAGAAATGATTTGATAGAATATGCAAAAACATATTTTCCAACTACATATACGGATTTTAATGAGTCTTCTCCTGGAATGATGTTTATTGAAATGGCAGCTTACATTGGTGATGTTCTTTCTTATTATGTAGATAGTCAATTTAAAGAATCTATTTTAGCATACGCTGAAGAAAAAAGAACAATTTATAATATAGCACAATCTTTAGGATACAAACCAAAAGTTAGTTATCCTGCTTCAACTGTATTAGATGTTTACCAAACTGTTCCAGCTACAGGAACAGGAGATTCTACAAGACCTAATATGAATTATGCTTTGACAGTTACAAATAACACAAAAGTAAAATCAGAATCCACAGGTAAAACTTTTAGATTTATGGATGATGTGAATTTTAAATATTCAAGTTCATTTGACCCAACCACAGTTTCTATTTTTGAAAAATCTTCTAATGTTCCTACAAAATATTTGTTAAAGAAAAGAGTAAGGGCTATTAGTGGTGAAGTAAAAGAAGAGTTAGTTACATTTACTTCTGCAGTTCAGTATGATAAAATAGTATTGGGTAATCCAAATGTTATAGAGATTTTATCGTGTGTAGATAGTGATGGTAATAGTTGGTATGAAGTTCCTTTCTTAGCACAAGATACAATATTCGATGAAGTAGAAAACACATCAGCAAATGATTCTGATTTAACACAATACAATGATACAGCACCTTATCTATTAAAGTTAAGAAAGACACCAAGAAGATTTACGGCATTTATCAGAGATGACAATAGAACTGAATTAAGATTTGGTGCGGGTGTTTCAGATAATCCTGATGAAGAAATAATTCCAAATCCAGATAGAGTTGGTTCATCGTTAGCAAGTGGTATTAGTAAGTTAGATACTGCATTCGATCCTGCAAACTTTTTAAATACAAGAACTTATGGATTAGCACCATCTAATACTACACTTACAATAAAGTATACAACAGGTGGTGGTATAGAGGATAATGTTCCATCTAATGATATTAAAAATTTAAATGATACTACATTTGATATTGACGATAGTAATTTAGTAGCAGCTACAGTTCAAGAAGCAAAAGATTCCGTAGCAGTTAATAATCCCGATCCCGCTGGTGGTGGTAGAAGTGGTGAGTCATTAATAGAAATTAAAAATAATGCACTTGCTTATTTTCAAGCACAGAGTAGAGCAGTTACAAAAGAAGATTATATGATAAGAGCAATATCTCTACCACAAAGATTTGGAAACATAGCAAAGGTTTATATAGTTCAAGATGAACAACTTAACCAAGCTGAAGAGAATGTTCAAGAGAATGAGGGAGCTGCAGCACCACCACTTGAAGAACAAATAGAAAATATAAGTCCGTTGGTTCAAGAAGTAGCAGATTTAAAAACAACAAAAGCAGAAACAAAAACTCAAAGTCCTGCAAAAGTTAGAGAAACTATAGCAAAAGCTAGAATGACTTCACCTAAAAAAGCAAATCAAACACTACGTGGAGCATCAGCAACAAATCCACGTGGAGTTGGTGGACGAGGTGGTAGAGGAGGATACTAATGGCTAAAAAACAAGCATCAAGAATACCTAATCCATTAGCATTAAATATGTATGTGTTAGGATATGATTCTAAGAAAAAATTAACAAATGTAAATCAAGCAGTAAAAGAAAACTTACAAACTTATCTTGGTCAATATAGAATGGTTACAGACGCAATTAATATTAAAAACGCTTATGTAATAAACGTAGGTGTTAAGTTTAGTATTATGACAAGACCAAATTTTAATAAGAATGAGGTTTTATTGAGAGCTATAGAAATAGTAAAAACATTTTTTGATATTGATAGATGGCAAGTTAATCAACCAATCGTTTTATCTGATTTAGTTTATCAGTTAAGTTTGGTTGATGGTGTAGCTACAATAGTTCCACCTGTAGAAGATAACAAACAATCTTTACCAATTGTCATAACAAACAAATATAAAACTGCAAATGGTTATTCTGGTAATCTATATGATATAGACACCGCTACAAAGAATGGTATTATTTATCCATCGTTAGACCCTTCAATCTTTGAATTGAAATTCCCTGGTACGGATATTGAGGGTAGAGTAGTAGGAGACAACTAATGCATTATTTTGAATTTGCTACGGCAGACGCAACATTATATGAGGGTGAAGCAACCCAATCAGTAAATACAGGATTAGATCCTATACTTGAAGTTCGTAAAGATATGAATGACACAGGTACACAAATAAATGTATCAAGAGCATTACTAAAATTCAATCTTAGTTATATAAGTGCTTCAGTTCAAAATGGTTTGATACCTAAAGCAGCAAAATATTATTTAAATTTATATGATGCAGGTTCAGTAGATTTACCATCCTCACAAACACTTTTCGTTTATCCTGTAAGTCAATCATGGACTATGGGTGATGGAACATACCATTCTAATCCACAGATAACAGAGGGTTGTAGTTGGAGATATAGACATGGTGAGATTGATGGAACACAATGGATAAGTGGTAGTAACAATACTGGTGGAACTTGGTTTAGTGGTAGTTATGCAGCTGGAACAAGAAACTTTACTTGTTCTTCTTCTTTAGAATATGAGACAACCGACATTCGTATGGATGTGAGTGATATTGTTCACGCTTGGATTTATAGTGGTTCACTATATGCTAATGAGGGATTCATGGTAAAGAGAAGTGGTAGTGTTGGAAATACAGATAGTGGTAGTGGAGTTCAAGAGGGTGATAGTACTCGATATGGACAACTAAAGTTTTTCTCAAGAGATACATCTACAATCTATCCACCAAAATTAGAAGCAGTTTGGGATGACTCATCTTGGAGTACAGGTTCTTTAGCACCACTTACAGGTTCAGCATTAGAAGATACTGTAATCTACTTCAAAGGTTTAAGACCTGAGTATAAACAAAACAGTAAAGTTAAGTTTAGACTTGTAGGTAGAGAACGATATCCTGCTAAAACATACTCAACAACTTCAGCTAACTTGGCTGTAAAATATTTACCAAGTGGTAGTCAGTTCATAGAACATGGAACATACTATTCAGTTAAAGACGCTGTAACAGAAGATGTGAT